GCATGGAATTCAAGGAAGTGTGGGGCTACAACCTCGCATTTATGGCGTGCAATGTTCACGATCCCCTGCTTTGTCCGCCAACCGAAACGAAAACCAAAAAAGAAAAGAAGCGTTGACGATGAGAGGATTTTAGGAATAGCGTCTTAAGGTACTCATTACGGTGAGTCGGATGAGACGACTATTCAACCAGCGTCAAAGATTGGCGCTCCAGTGGGCATCGGGTGGCCGGTGTGGAAAATGCGGGAAGCCTCTCGAAAACGAGTGGCACGCCGACCATCGCATTGCGTTTGCGCGTGGTGGTCCAACCGTATGCTCTAACGGCCAAGCCCTTTGCCCTGATTGTAACAGGCGTAAAGGAGCAAAAGATGAGCGAACCGTTACGAAAATGGCAGAAGCAGGCAATTGAAGTTGCCACCAACCTTCTGAATTCAAACGCAACCGACATGTCTGTTGCTGCCGGAGTTGGCTCCGGCAAAACCTACTTTGGATGCAGAGTATCTGAAACTGCAATCGCACTCGGGCGAGCCGAACAAATCATTGTTGTGACCATCAATCGCCGCTGTCAGAAACAGTGGGCGAAAAAGATGAAGCAGCTAGGGATGCCGCTAAAAATTCTCAGTGGCAACGGAAGCCTAAAAAACGGACTGCCGGCCGATGTTTGTGGTTACATAACCACCTACGCCAGCATGGGTATGTTTCCTGATCTTCACGCGGCGTTCTGTGGGTCAAAGAAAACCATCGTCATATTTGATGAAGTTCATCATATCAATGAAGACGAAAAGACACTGTGGGGCAAGCAGGCCAAGATTGCTTTTGACAGTGCCGAGTTCAGGCTTTGTTTGTCAGGCACATTCTTCTCGTCCAATGGGGCCTTAATACCATTTGCCCGAATGAAGCCGCGCGACGGCGCAAACAATATTTTCGAATATGATCCTCACGTTACCTACAGCTATGGCGAGTCGGTTGCCGATGGCATCTGCCGCCGTATAACCTTCAAGCCATTTGATGGCCCGCCAGGTATTGAATACAAACGCAGTGATGAAACTGATTTCAAGACATCAAATTTTGCTGACAACATTGATCCGAAGGACATAGGGCTTCGTCTGTGGGCTGCTTGCCGTCCAACGTCAGACAAGGATGGTAGTCCTATTGTGATGTTGGAAAAGATGCTTTTCAGCGCGAACCAGCGATTGATGGACCTTCGTGCGTCAGGTCATGACCGTGCCGGCGGGTTGATCGTATGCAGCGAAAAAAGTCAGGCCAGAGATATTCGCGCGCTGATGCAAAAGATCAGCGGCCACAAAGTAGTTCTTGTGCTTGATGATGAGCCGGGAGCTAACGATGCAATCGACTCGTTTGCTCATGGCTTCATGCCGTGGATGGTGGCCATCAACATGGTGACGGAAGGCGTTGACATTCCACGATTGCGCATTGGTGTTTACCTTTCCAACAAAACCAAAAAGCTAACCTTTGTTCAGTTTCTTGGACGCATGGTTCGTCACTTCAAGGGAGAGGGTTTGCTGAAACCTGACCCTGCCGGTGAAGGATATGTTTTCTATCCCGGCGACCAACGGCTGAAGGAAATTGCCGCCGCTGTCGAGATGGAAGTGCAGGAGGCTATTGATCTGCGCGAGAAGTCTGGCGGTGATGAAGGCGGTGGCGGTGGCGGCGGCACAGGAAACTATCAGGTTGGTAGTGCTGACGGTGAAGAGCGCGATAACATTATCGCCGGCGAGATGTTCAGTGCGGAGGAGATTGCAATCGCCGAAAAATTGCGGATGCAATGGCCTAATCTGGCTGATGAACAGATACTCAGCATGGTTAGGTTTGTGCGCGCATCCAAGCCACAGCCGACAAGCCCACCACAGTCGCCGTTCGATCCTGATGATGGTGAGGACCACGACAGTCTGCGCATTGACTGCCAAAAATTAGCGCAGAGATTGGCGAAGATGCGCGATCTTGAATTTAACGATGCTCACAGCACGGCAAACAAAGTGGTTGGTATTTTGAATATTGATACCGCAACCATTGCCCAACTGAAGGCAAAGAAGGCGTGGTTGCGTGAGCAGGTCGAGGCGAGGACTGATGCTTGATCCCAACAACGTCGAAGCCCTGGCGGATAAAATCCGCCGGGGCGATGAGTTAAGTGCCGAAGAAACAATGGCCGTTTTCAAGACGGCTGATGCTGCCGGCATGCTGTATTACAAGATGCTGACCATGGTACGCGAACAGAGATCGCTGTCGGAACTGCCAGAAACCCTAAAGGAAGTCATTAAAACCGAAGCATGGAAAAGATGGCGATGGGTTGGATCGCCATTCGCTCAAAATTCGCTTGGTGCCTATCTGACCTCGCCACCGCCCAATGGTGTCGGGATCAAGCTCGACACCGTCGAGAAACTGATCGCTGACGATCCCGAAGCTCTGGCGCTTTATCGGAAGGAGATGACCGCTACGGTTGGCATCAACCAACACACGAAGGAGGGTGGTGATATTATAACCACCCAACCAAAGCGAGGGACAGACCGCGCCTACACTCTTGACCGGTTAAAACGTGAGAGGTCTGATCTGTTCGACCGCGTCGTTGCCAAGGAAATGACGGCGAATGCCGCTGCTATTGCCGCCGGTTTCCGCAAGAAGCCGAAACCGTTTGATGCCATCCTCAAGCTGCTACCAAAACTCACCGACGCCGAACGCTCTCGACTTTGCGCTATACTCCAGCATTCCAAGGCCACCTGATGAGCCTTCCCTTCATTGCTTTCTATATGGGCGACTATCAGCGCGACACGCTGCAACTGCCGCTGGAGGGTCACGGCGCCTATTTCCTGCTGCTTCAGTATTGCTGGACCAATGGCCGCATCCCGGCCGAGGACGCCGCCAGGGCCGCGATCTGCAAGGTGACAGTGAGCCGGTGGCGCAAGCAACTGGCGCCGCTGGTGGCTGGCTATTTTGACGAGAACGGGGAGAACAAGCGGGCCAACACCGAGATCGCCAAGGCGGAAAAGCTACGGACCCGGCAAGCCATGGCTGGCCATCATGGGGGCCTCGAGTCGGCCAGACGGAAGGCGGCAAAGAAGGAAAACATTCAAGCCGCGGCTAACCCACGGTCAAGCCACGGTCCACCCGCGGTCAACCCACGGCACAGCCATGGTGAAGCAATTAAGAAAGAATATACTACTACTACCTTTCTAGATGCTGCGCGCGCGGAAGAAAATTACCCAACAGAACCAACGGAACCCGCTGAACCACCGGCTGGCTCGGCAGAAAAGCCGCTGAAACGGCCGAGCGAACTCACGCGCGAGGAACTCGCTGAAATCTACGCAAAAAAGAGGGCAACCACATGAACGAAAAGCTGCAGAAACTGGAGCGGAACGGAACTGGAGCGGAACTGGAACTGGCGCCGCCGCCCGCGGTAACCCCGCTGGACATGCTGAACCGGGCGGTTTCCAGCGGCGCCGACATCGCCATTCTCGAAAAGCTGATGGCCCTGCACGAACGCTGGGATGCCAACCAGGCGCGGAAAGCATTCGATGAAGCCGTGGCCGATGCCAAGAAGCAGATACCGCCGATCACCCGCAACGCGCAGGGCCACAATGCCAAGAAATACGCCGACTTCGGTGCCATCGCGAGGGTTGTCGATCCGATCATCGGCGCGCACGGGCTGTCGTACCGCTTCAGGACCACGCAGACCGACCGCATCAGCGTGACCTGCATCCTGAGCCACAAGGCGGGCCACAGCGAGGAAACCACGCTGTCAGGCCCAGCAGACACCAGCGGCAGCAAGAACGCCATCCAGGCCATTGGCAGCACCCTGACCTACCTGCAACGCTACTCGCTGGTGCAGATGCTGGGACTGGCGGCCGGCAATGACGACGACGGCAAGGCGGCCGGCGACAGCGATCCGATCACGCAGGAGCAGCTGGCAGACCTGATTGCCCTGGCTGACGACGTGGGCGCCGACAAGGAAGCGTTCTGCAAGTATTTCAACGTGCCAAGCCTCGCCGACATCCAAGCCAAGGACTACGCGCGCGCTGTGGCTGCGCTCAACAAAAAGAGGGCGAAATGAGCCTCAATGAAATTCACAAAAGGATCGCCGAGACGCGCGCGCGCCGACCGAACGGCTATGCAACTCGGTGTGAACTCTGTCGGTTTTGGGAAGCTGATGATCCTGATGATGCATCTGCAGACGAAGATCAGCTAGGGGACTGTCACCGCTATGCTCCGCGCATCGTGCATCACCACAGCGCCGAAGCACTTGGTCTAATCGCCTGGGCGGTGGAAGAAATCGCCAACGTCGAACATGATAAATCGTTCGATTACGGGTTTGAGGGGATCGAAACATCTTCCGATGATTGGCCGCGAATGCGCGCAGCCGCTTGGTGCGGTGAATTTCAGGAGCGATTATGACAATCGAGATCATCCAGGGCAGCGACGAGTGGAAGCAACTACGTCTCGGCAAGGTCACCGCATCCCGCGTGGCCGACATGGTAGCGCGAACCAAGTCCGGCTACGGCGCCAGCCGCGCCAACTACGCAGCCCAACTCATTGCCGAGCGCCTGACCGGACAGCCGGCCGAAAGCTACGTCAACGCCGCCATGCAGCACGGCACCGACACCGAGCCGGAAGCCCGCAACGCCTACGAGTTCTATCAGGGCGTCGCCGTCGAGCAGGTGGCATTCGTCCCGCATCCAACGATCGCCGATGCCGGCTGTTCGCCTGACGGGCTGGTGGGCGACGATGGGATGGTCGAGATAAAATGCCCCAACACCGCAACACATCTCGACACGCTGCTAGGCCAGTCGACGCCTGCCAAATACATCGACCAGATGCAATTCCAGATGAGTTGTTGCGGGCGCCAGTGGGCCGATTTCGTTTCCTACGATCCAAGGTTACCCGAAAGCATGCGGCTGTTCGTGCGGCGCGTTTCCCGCGATGACAACCGGATCGCCGAACTGGAAGTCGAGGCGGTGCTGTTCCTGAAAGAGATTGACGCCAAGATCATCCAGTTGGAAAACCTCTACGGCGAGCGAGCAGCTGCATGACCGACGCGACCGACCACAAAACATGGTCCGAACTCAGCCCGGTCACGCAAGCCGCGCTGCGTTGCAAGGATCCGGTGTTCTGGGCGTTTCTGCGGGAGAACTGCACGATCAGGAATATCGAAAGCGAGGAAGCCGCGGCCGATGTAGTGCGCAATATCTGTGAAGTCGGATCGCGCCGAGAGTTGGCTGCCGCTTCCTTGTCACAATCATACTGGTACGACATAGACAACCTGTTTCAGGCATGGAAGGCACGGGAGCGATGATGCAGGTAACGATGGAAATTGAAGACGACAAAATCCGGGAAAGCTGTCTCGCCTGTTTATTGGAAAACGATAGGGAAGACCCGCTCGGCACCGCTTTGTCGATTATCTGGGAAAATGATGAGCCATTTCTGTACTTCTGTCCGGATTGGCCAATTGAGTACGAAGCGCGATGGCCATTGCTATCCGCGCTTTTGGAAGCCTTAAGAGAAATCGATGGTTCCGAGAACGAAGATGTAAAAATCGATTTGCTCAAACGGTTGATAGCGGTGTTGGCGGGATCGTAAATGACCAATCTCGACCAGGTAAACCATCCCGCACTATGGACCGGCGAGCTGGTCCGCGACCGCCTGGTCGAAGCATTCGAAATTGATCGCCGCCTGCCAAGGGATCGAATGGGCAAAACAGGCTCCGCATGGCCAGCAAAGCCAATCCACGAATTCGTCGACGTGGTCTACTGGAATGAAGGCGAGCAACGCGAACGGGTCTGGGAAAGCTGGGAACGATCAGCCGGCGTCTCACCGCAGGAAATCACCCGCATGGAAACCGCCTTCCTGTGGCTGCAATGGCTACCAACCGAGGAACGGCGAAACCTGGAAGCATGGGCATTCGCAACCGCTACACGCCGATCCGTTAGCGCAATCCTGCGGAAACGCGGTCTGCCACGAACATCGTTCTATCGCTTACGGGACAAGGCTGCGGACAGTATCGCTGGCAGGCTAAACTCAGAAGTGCGATGGCGGACCAACCCAAGCCCATGAAGAGGAAACCATGAAAACCAACAAAGAGATAAATGCCGATCATCTGAAGCGAGAAATCAAACTACATGTCCGCCGCGCCTGGGAATTGGAAAGGGCACTCAGGGAAATTGTGGATATGGCCAATGGTGAACCAGGACTAAGCAAGCGCGATGTGAACGATGTTGCTCGGATGGTCCTAGATGATATTCCCGACGATACCTAACCATGGTAGGCCATTAGAGTTGTTCCACTACCAATTGACAGATGGAACAGTTGGTACATATTTCGGACCTATTCCCTGTATGGTTGCGATAGGCACGCGCAGCCCTGCACACACACCCCCACCACCATGAAACCAGCACCGTTCTACAAGTCTAGCGAATGGCAGATAGCCAGGCGTCAGGCACTGCACGATGCCAACTACCTATGCCAACGCTGTGGTACTAGCCTAGTGGGTATGGGTAGGGCAGCACATGTCCATCACAGAAAGCCTCTTGCCACTACCCCTGCCTTGCGTACTGAACCGCTAAATCTCAAAGCTCTATGCCAAAGCTGCCACAATGCAGAACACGGCACCAAGCAGGGCAATATATCAACCGCATGCGATCTCGACGGTAACCCAGTCGATGCTTCGCATCCTTGGTTCAAGAAGGATAAATAAGCCGAGCCGCAACAATGCTAGAAACATTGTTACGGCTCTAACCACAATGATCGTCCGAGGATCAAAATGGCTATCTTTGATATTGTGTTTCCTAAAGTCAAAAAACCAGAAGGATTTAGGTCTTTTGGTGCAAAACGTTCAGAAGGGCAAAAGTTCAGGCAGCGCAATGCAGTCGTAAAGACTGATCTGGTTTGCAAGCAATGCGGAT